CCTTGTTCAAGAAAGTGTACAAGGATGCGCCGTTCAATGGGTTCAAGCGGCTGTTCTATGGCTGGAATGTACGTCCTGGGCGCGATAATGCCTGGTATGCCGCCCGAAAGCTAGAATATACCGACGATAGCCTGTTTGAGAAGGAATATCCTGCTTCAGAAGACGAGGCACTGTCGCCGCCACGCACGATCTCTGCATTCAACCCCGACATACTGAACCAGATGCGGGAAGATGTGCGTAATCCCATGGAAATCATGCCTGTTGGGTCGATAACGGCCAATATCTACCAGGACTTCCACAAAGATGGCCGGTATATGGCAGGTACTGACACATCCCACGGTGTCGGGGGCGATGACGCAGTGACGGTCATCATGGACCGCAACACAGGGTACATAGTTGCAGACATCCAGACCAACCTACTGCCTCCAGACCAGCTTGCAATCGCTTCTATCGCACTGCTTGCACGCTATCACAACCCCATATGGGGCATAGAGGACAATGACTGGGGTATCCTAACGATAGTCGCCGCGCAAGGACTGCGTTACCCGCGTCTCTACTACCGCAGTGAAGATAAGGTTGGCTGGCACACTGACGAACGCTCACGTTATGAGCTGTGGGGTGAGCTGATAGAGGCTATATCTGCACGCCTCATCACCATACCGTCAGAAGTAGGACTCTCGCAGTTCTACTCTGTCATACGAAACCCTAATAAAAATGGTAGGATTGAAGGACAGACGGGTGCACACGATGACTACCCGTTAGCTGTTGGGATTGCGTGGCAACTCAGACGCTTTGCGCAAGCTGTGGGCCGTGCTAGAGGCAATGATGCCGAAACATGGAGCAGTGTCTTCAAGCGTCGCACATGGTTGAGGTGGTGATTTGGCCCTTGAAGATAAACCGACACCCGAACTGGTGCATGAGCACCGAAAGTATCTCTCTGATCTATGGTCTAACACCCACGCCAAGTGGGAGAACATAGATACCTACTATAACCGCACCTTCAAGCTGTGGCCCGATGGCATGGACAGGCCGGACTGGTATATCCCCATGCGTCCGCGCGCCCTAGTAGACCACGCCGTAGACCATCAGCTTGCCTTTGAGCCGCTGGTGCACCGTGCTCCTGCGGGTATCGGTGAGGAACATAAACGTCGCGCCGATAAGTTGGAACCTGCACTGAAGGCCATCATGGATGAGGCCCAGTTGCAAGAGCCTAACCTCACTTGGAAGCAGATAGGTAAACATCTCCTGCTTTACGGTTACGCCGTGGTAGAGGACGGCCTAGACACCACCATCATGCAGTCCCGAAGGGACGAACCAAAGAAGGCCAGGAACGAGTCTCCAGAGGACTTCCAAGGCCGTATGAGGCTCTGGGAGCACCGTAAGAAGACGATGATGCCCTTCCGAACGAGGGCCGTTCATCCGGCCAGAGTCCTCTTAGACCCCCTTAAAAAGGAGCCTAGGTTGGCTATTAAGCACACCTATAGGCTCAGTCAAGACCTGGCCGAGATGACTAGGGCTAGGGCCGACCAGAAGGGGAAGGGGAACGGGGTCGAGGTAAATCTCTGGGAGGTCCAAGACAATCCATTCGAGATGATCTTGTGTGACGAATGGTGGAGCGAGTGCTGGCACGCGCTTGTCACGGATGCAGGCGATCTATTATTCGTGGAAAAGAACACCTGGGGATTCGTGCCGTATGCACACGCATTCTCCGGCTACGGTCAGGAGCCTACCAGCATATCAGAGATAGACCCTACTCATCTTGCAGTGGGGTTATTAGACCACGCGCTAGAGTCTTTGAAAGCACAGGCGCAGGCAGTCGCTGGCAGACACAACGCACTGATCGAAGCCACATTTAACCCAGTGGTGACTACTGGTAGTGCAGATGAACTGCAAGAACAACTTGCACGCAGTGACATTATCGAGGTTGCCAACCGTGGTGAGGTCGGACGCATGGAGCTACAGCAACTGCCAGGCTGGATGTTCGAGTCTGAGCAGTGGTTGGATAAGGACATGGAGCTTGGCACATACTCGCGTTCGCTGGCAGGTATACGTGACCAGGGCGTTAGCACAGTAGGTCAGCAGGCTATCTTATCCACCAGTGCCATGCGCAAGTTCGTTGCACCATCCAAGCAGTTAGAACACCTTGCAAGCAGATCAGCAGAGCATATTCTGCAGCTCATAGATGTCATGGACTTGGATATGTATGTACGGGGGTTCGATGTCAGTCCCACAGAGATAGAACGTGATTACTCGGTGCGCATAAGTTTTGAATTAGTAGACCCAGTGTTGCAATTACAGCAACGTGAGATGGGACTACGTGAAGTCCAGGCCGGTGTTAAGTCGCGTGAGACATACTGGAATGCAGACGCGCGCCTGGAAGATGCCACTGGCGAGCGCAAACGGTTGCTAGAAGACTTCGTGCGCAGTGACCCTATGGTTCAGAAGGTACTAGCGCAGGAGGTTGCACGCGAGGTTGGCTTGCTGGAATTACTAGAGAAACAGCGTGCAAAGGAAGAGCAGGCACAGCAACAAGGTGGCGGGCCAAGTGTCTTGGACGAGTCCATATTGGGCGGCGAACTTGCAGGCGGAGGGCTTGGAGGAGGCGGTATGCCTGGCATGCCGCCAGCCGCCCCAGCAGGTGGCCCCCAGCGTGGGACGCGCGCACCACTCACACCAGATGTAGCCAGCCCCAGTAGGGTTGGACAGGAGTTTGCAGGCTAATGGCTATAAGTGAATTTACCGAAGTCGTCTTGAACATCGCAGAAGAGGCGGGTAGCTATCGCGACATAGCTAAGAAGCAACAGCACATACCACTGATGCAAGAAAGCCTATCGCAGACCGCTATGCGCAATAACATGATGACTTCAAGTAAAGAACAGCGTAGGGCTATGGTCCAGAAAGAGGGTAATAAAGCTGTGTTAGCGCGCTACAGAGGTGGCACCGCACAGCCTGCTCACACTCCGAATACTGGTCTCCTCTAGTCAATGGTCACGCCTGGCTTAGCTGAATTTCAATCTGCGTTAGCGTCGGGCAACTGGACAGAAGCCCAGCGTCTGCGTGATCTGCGCACGCCCTATAAAGCAGGCCAGTTCGACCCCCTGCTGCCTGGGTTAGTAGCGGCTGATGAAGACATTGGCACCGAGATATTCTTCCAGCCGTACCTGATATACCCCAAGATGAGTTCCCAGGAACTTGCAAAGTCAGGAGAGCTACTCAACGTCCGTAGGGCGACTGACGAAGAGAGAGCGGCGCGTGATAATGCACCCTATCAAGCAAACCGTAAGCCGGAGCATAGAGGAGATAACTACCTCTGGACAGGTGACTGGAGACTGAATCAAGAGTCTCAGGACTTGATGGAAACCCGCATGCGGCGCGCCCTTGGTGAGACTGGCATAACCATCCAACCGATGATAGTCATGGAGTCCAATAGCACTATAAGCGAGTGGCAGGGAAGAGATAAGGGTTCGTCGTACCACCCTTATGAACAAATCGCTAAGATGGGCCTAAGGTCATGGAATCAGCAGGGCACAGGCAACCTTGGGCCTAGAGTCAAACCTGTTTACATCGTGCGCGGTATGGGTGCTTATGCTGGTGGTAGGAGTGATTATGACTTTAGCGATCCTTACTATCTGGTAGGGGACGGTGTGATCGAGGCACTGGCTGGCTATGAAGGGGACACTGCATATACCAGGATAATACACGAAGTAGATAGAGAACCCCTTGATTTTGCGCGTTATATGTCCTCATACCAAGCTCAGATGGGCACTGTATTGCATGAGTCGTTGCATGAAGTAGCCGCATTACCGCATACAGGCACAGAGCTTACTCGTTATAACGAACTCATGGTGCAGGATTATGTTAATAACTATGGTGGTCAGCACGGCGAAGAGTTCTTAAAGACCATCACTGCATCCATACGCGGCACCAGACCTGAGGACAGGTTTGCGGCGATGCGCCTGGTGATGGGTGAACAGTGGCATTATGGCTGGGGCAAAGATGTACTTCCATCTTGGTTGGGTGGGCCGGACGCTCCTGCAGGTGCGGGAATGCCTTCAGGGACAGGCGCAATACCTCAACCCACACCTTCACCAACCCCACCGCCGCCGCCTGTACCCACACCTGCGCCTACGCCTGCACCCACACCTGCACCTACGCCTGAAAGGGAAGGCAAACTTCTGCCTACACCTGCATCTGCGCCTGACCTTGAACAATTCCCTGAAGATGATCCTTATGCACCTCAGGATGCGCCTACTACAGATGCACCTGGGGTAGGTACACCTGGGGGCTTTGGCCTAGATGTCCCCACTACTGAGGACACACAGCCACCTGTCGTCACTACTGAGGACACACAACCACCACCGACTACAACACCGTCGGGCCAAGGCCCAGATGCCCCCACTGGTATACAAGGGTCACTCAAGCCGTTAGAGAGGCTTATATATAGCTTTGGTGTTGCCGGTTCTTCTGATCAAGGTGGCGCACAGCCCGATTGGGCCTGGCACTACGCTATGCCAGGTCTGACAGACGAGCAGGTAGAGGAACTACTAAAGAATCAGAAAACGCCGGAAGAATTGTTCAAACTCCCAGAGTGGCAGGCTATCAGGGAAGATATAGTCAAGCAACTTATCAAATCACTAGACCTGCCTATAGACTATGATGCATCGGGGACGCTTGAAAAGCACCTGTTAGAAGAAGGCAATTTCCCCTTCAGGATTGGCAATACCAGCCCAGATAGCGCAACTGAGCAATGGGCGTTTATAATCCGAGAAGATGCTATAACACCGCGCATAGATGCCTTGCAAGAGCAAGGATGGATCAAAAAGGACTGGAAGTACACATCTGCAAGCACTCTAGGAGATACTTCTCAATACGGCGAAGAGAGTCCACCTCCAAAAAAGGATGACACCATGGCAAACGGAGATAAACCGTCAGACCTGTGGGAAGATTTTAGAACAAGATATGGCGCAACGCCTCCAGGCACTGAGTTTGCAGGCCGAGAATTTGATACTTACGGGGAAGCGTTTAATTGGCTAAGTGAGCGATTCCCAGGTGCAAGTGCCGCAGAGTTACAGGCAATGATGGATCGGGGTGAATTTCACATCGCCCCAGGCGGCCCTTTTGGTGGCATACAGATCATAAGGGGGCCAGCCGAACTAGCAGAAAAAGAAGACCCTGTTGAGGAACCATTCGTACCTAGTGTCGTGCCAGACCCACGTACTGGCGGCATAATGCAGTTGACTGAGGACGAATGGAAGGCTCTTGGTCTTAGTTCTGCGCCGTCCAAACTTGAATATCAGGATGGCATCCTCTGGATGCGTGATACGCAAGGGAATCTTGCTCCTATTCATAACATCATGGAGCACATGATCAGCCAGAAGATCATAGAAGGCGACCTTGAAGGGGCTTTGCAGTGGGATGATTTTGCTGATAGGCCCACCCCGCAAGAAGGCTTGCAGATGATGCTTGAATACGCACGCACGCCTGCAGACCAAGTTGTGCTATCTGCTATAGCTCGTGGCTATGCAGAGGGTCTGGTTCCACCTAATGCAGGTGAACTGTCGCGTGTTGGTCCCATTCCTGCAGAAGCTACGCAGGCGTGGGATAGATACCAGCGTGCCATCGGTGGCCCAGGACGTGAGCAGTCTGAGCAGATCGCGGCAGAGGCACAACAAAATTACTCAGCAATGGCAGAGGAAAATGATAGCCTGGCTGAGTCATTAGCTGACGTAGAAACAAAGAAAGAAGAAGATACCAAAATATTCACCGCCGCATTGAATGATTATGCTAGTGGCATCCATGCTGGCGAGTCTTCTAGTAACGCATTAGATGGGCTAAAGGACGCTATCAAAGGTACGTTTGGCGACTCCATACCGGCTGAAGTTGTGGATAGCGCACTGGACACATTCCCTGAAGATGAGCCTGGTGGCGGCCCCGTACCTTATGCTACTGGAGATACTGCGGGTGCTGATATGCCTGCTGTTACTCCTGAACTTCCTGCTGTTGACCCTGCTACAGGTCTGCCTCCTGTTACTCAGCCTCCTACCACTACTGCAGGCACCACTACTGCAGGCACCACTGCTGCAGGCACCACTGCTGCAGTGCCTGCAGGAACAGCAAATATAGAAGCTGCGGCAATGAACGTCATGGTTCAGCTTAAAGATCAGTTTGGCTGGACTGGTGACATGATTGATGCAGACATGACGC